GACCACCGTTCCGCCGACCAGACTCTGCAGATCTTCCGCCATCCCGGTGACCATGCCGTACAGATTAGAGACTTTAAGCGTTGGCCTTGCACTGGCTCCTTTGCCGTTCATCTCAAATCCGCTTCCCTGAATGGGATAAGCCTGATACTGCCGCCCCTGCCAGGTGACTGGTTCACCTTTTTCGTTCTGCTCATTACAGAAGAAATAACGATCTCCGCCGACCTCTGTCAGATCAATTTCCCAGAGCACGACCAGCGCGGATTGCTCCGTTTTAGTGCACTCATTGAGTGTTTCCTGCTGTATATCCTGCATCAGTGAGTGACCTCTTCAAAGGTACAGTTAAAATCGGTATACATGGCATTATCTGAAATGCTCCACTCCCTGCAGACAACCCGGACAGTCCTGTTGTGTTTTGGCGGACGCCACAAAAAAGCACGAATCCCGGCATGACGGGATAAAAAACTGTCCAGCGCGGCACGGGAATATTCATCTGCGACACGAAATACCGGTTTAAACGTTTTCAGATCCGCATTCAGTCCACCAGCCCGTCGCTGTTCATATCCGTCACCAAACTTTACCGTAATAACTGATGGCTTTCGTGTCGTCTCCATCCCCTCACGGGGGATCCAGTTAAAAACTTCAGGCTCAGGCACTGTACAATCCTCCGTCCCGACGTGATGACTGCATAATTGACACAACCCTGCTGTCGATCAGATCCACCAGCCCCCTGGCTGACTGCGTATCTATCTCACCATTGCTCCCTTTATTCTGAATACTGATGTGATACACGGGAGAATAAACAAATCCACCGCCACCATTCACATTGCCAATGGCCCTGACCCCAAGAGAGCCGTCCGCTGCCCGTATCAGTGGCATGATTGCTTCAGGCCCGGCCTCGCCCATCAACCCGGCACCTTTCGCAAAAGCAAAATACGTCGGTGTATCCACAATAGTGTTACTGTAAGCACTCAGATTTGCCGATGTGTAAACACCACCTTTTGCGTTTGCCACTGCCCCCGAAATCCATCCGCCGACCGTACCAAGCCACCCTCCGGCACCGGAGAGTGATTTCAGTCCGTTAACAATGGCTGCATTCATCAGAATTTTTGAAACTTCCCGGAGAACTGAACTCCCCCAGTTCCTCCAGTCCACAACATTCCCGGCCAGTGCATCGGAAATATTTGATACCAGCCCGTCCATCGTGGAAACGACAGCATCTGCCGCCTGTGAAGCATAATCGGTGGCACTGTCTGCCCAGTTGGTCAGTCCCTCCTGGAGTCCGGCATTCCAGTTATTACGTAAAGCATCGGCCTTTGCATAATAATTCTGCTGATCGCTGAGACGCTCTTCCAGATATTTTTTATTCAGTTCTTTCTCCTGTTTCCACAGGGCTTCTTCAATTTCTCCGGCCTGATACTGTCTCAGCAGCTCGTTATTTTTCTGCTCAAACGCCTGCCGGATACTCCACATTTCCTGGAGTCGTTCACGCATCCGTGAGCCTTCACCATATCCCAACAACTGCGCTTCGTCAGATGCCCGGGCACTGGCATTACTGTCCGCCAGACTGCTCTCATACGCAGCAAGCTGCTCACGAATCTTTTTCTGGTCGATGAGTGCTGCATTCTGCAAAAGCGTTTTTTTCTGCGCTTCTGACAGGGTTGATAATTCGCCCTGACTGACCTGATATTTCATCTTAGCCAGTTCAGTATTCTGCCCTGCCAGTGCTATTTGTTCTTTTTGCTGTTTAATCAGCCGTTTATAAATATCTTCTGTTTTTTCCGCTTCGGTCTTTTTATGCGCTTTGGGTTTATTTGCCTGGTTATTTCGCCAGGCATCCAGTGAGTTATTGATATAATTCTGTCTGGCTGTCTGATACGCCTCTCCCACAAAGCCAAGATCATCCGCAGCATAACCCAGGCGGGCACGCTCACGGGCTTCCCCCTTCAGGCGGGACAGAGCCAGTTCGCGCTCGCTGTTATTCAGTGCAGTCTGCTGTTTATCATCCAGGGTTGCCTGTGGTAGCCGTAACGGTACATTCACCAGCCCCTGTCGCTGCTGAAGTAATTCATTACCGAGCCCGAGAAGGCGATTAAACTCGGTATGCTGCCCATTCATGATCAACAGGGACTGATACGCTTTGTTTTGTTCCGCGGCCTGTTGACGGATCAACGCCACCCGTCGCACCTCCAGCCCGGCAAGCACATCCTGAATGGATTGCGCTTTGCCCTGCATTTGTGTGAGACGGGACTGTTCAACTGCCAGTTGATTTGTTGCTTCTGCAAGCCCTTCTGTGACTGTTTTTACCGACGTCATGTGGTTAATCATAAAGCCGTTATCGGTTGTCCAGCCCGGGGTTGCCAGCACATACTGATAGCCAGCAATTTTTTCCTGTAAGGATTTAATCTTACTTTTCTGCTCGTCAATTAACCTGTTTTGCTCATCAAGTGCCTGCCGCGTCTTTTCCTCATTATCTGACGCTTCAGGAAGCGACATTGCCGACGTTTTCTGGCGAATTTCGTCGATTGTTGCGGCATACTGGCGTGCAGATTCTCTGGCCTGCTCCTGATTCTGATACATCGTGTACCAGGCCGTCGCCCCCAGCATGACGAGTCCCGGCACACCACCAACCAACCCCAGCGCACCACTTAACAGACGACTCCCCACTGACGTGACAGTATTCAGCGTTGTCTGTGCCGCTGTTCTGGCCGCAATATTACGGGTAAGTGACGCCTGGGCAGCTGTCAGCTTCGCTTCTGCTGCGGCCTGCCTTTCGGTACCGCGAGCAGCAACAACCGCCTGTTGCGCACGATAAACCGCCGCACGCGCCCTGGCGGTTGCTATCTGTGTCCCCCGAAGTTGCGCTTCAGCAAGAGCCACTTCGTTTCTGGCTGCAGTAATTAATCCGGCAGTTGCAGATCCAGCAGACGACGCCATATTGCCAAAATATCGGGCTACCCCGACGGCAACCAGAGCACCGGCAGCGGTTGCCACGGTGTCAATATTGCCTGCAATACCATTCAGCACACCGGAGAGCGTCTTCGTCACTCCGCTTGCCTCGTTCGCACCACCAACCCAGGCCATAAAGGCGTTTTCAACTTTGGTTGCAGAGGATGAAACCGTATCAGGCATTGCCGCATATTCATCACGTAATGCCCCAAGCTGACTAATCAGTGCAGGAACAACCTTATCGGCGGTCAACTTTCCGTTATCCGCCATGGCCTTCAGATCCTTACGGGCAACTCCCATTCCCGCAGCCAGAGCACGAATAACACGATCGCCGTTCTCATTCACCGAGTTAAACTCTTCACCGCGCAGCACTCCCTGCGCCAGAGCCTGACTGAACTGCGTGATCACCGAACTGGCTTCTGCTGTACTGGCACCGGATAATTTCAGGCCCGTGGAGATCGCCTCGGTGACTTTCAGTACCTCCTCAGAACTGTAACCATACTCCCGCATGGAAGCTGCAGAGCGGGCAAAAAGGCTGGCGTTATCAGAAAAAGCCGTCCCCGTTCTCTGGCTGATCGCCATTAATTCACGCTGTGATGACTGAAAATCATCACTGGACTGTGAGGCCTGCTTCAGACGGGCATTTACTGAATTCCACTCATCGGCGAGAGAAATAAGATGACCGGTAGCAAAAGCCCCGGCAAATGCCCCCGCCATGTTCAGTGCCGAAGATTTAGCTGTATTTATCTGATCCGTCACTTCTGCCAGTGCACGCCGCATTTCACGGGATGCAGCAGCGGACTGTCGGCCTCCGTTCTGCATGGTACGGTAGTAATCCTGCCCCATACGCGAAGCCCGGGAGATCTCTGACTGGAATGACCGGGAATTTGCCGAGATTTTAATAATCAGTTCACGTAATGTCGCCACACTCATTCTCCGGACGAAAAAAAACCGCCGAAGCGGTTATGTTGACTCACTGAGACACTATTAAAAGCGCGTTTTCCAGTCCAGCAAATGGATCTGAGACGCCTTCTGTCTGCTCCTTCTCCCACTGAAGAAGCGCATCATTCAGTGGCACTTTGACCCCCTGCGCACCGTAAACAGCTGAAACAATCTGGGCAGCCCGGATATCAGCCCGTTCGTCCCCCAGCGGGCTGAACCTGTCAAATTCTGCCCACATCATGATTTCTGATGCGGACATTTCCCGGCGTAACTCTGACAATGTGCGCCCCATCCTGAGCGCCAGCATCATCAGAAAACGCATCCCCGGAAGCGCTACTTTTTTTTAACCTCGCCGGCATCACTGATTAGTTCCAGAGACTGCCGAAGAAGCCGCGCATGCACCGGGCCATACACGGCAATCACCTGTTCACGATCATCCTCTGAAAATACAGGTTGCAGTCCGGTATCACACAGAACATCGATGAACAGTTCAACATCCGCTTCCAGATTTCGGCGGGCGCGCTCCGCAACGGATAACGGTGTCTCATCATCTTTTGCTTTAACGATCTCCTGCCAGCGCAACCAGGCTTCTGCAGAAGGTTCCCGTAATACAACCGTTGCCCCTTCCCATTCAGGCACATCAACAGTTTTATGGCGAAACCCCGACATCGTTGCCAGTGCCAGATTACGGATATTTTTAGTCATCACATCTATCCTCATTAACTGACGGTAACAGTGCAGGAAGTAGAGGTCACTTTGTTAACCGGGCTTGCTGAATCAGAAATCTCGCAGGTATATGCACCCGCATCACCGGATACTGCCGATGCCTTACTGAACGTTGCCGCCGTCTGTCCGGAAACAGGAGAACCACCTTTCTTCCAGACATAAGAATAAGGCGGCACACCACCCGCAGCCTCAACCGCCATTTCAAGTTTCGATCCGGAAGAAACCCGCAGCGTGCTTTTTAAATCGACCTTCACTTTCAGCGGCTCTGTCGTCAGCACAGGTTTACCTTTCAGGCGCAGAGAAAACGTTGCAGCCACAACACCATTGGTTCCTGCAGACCAGGTATGCTGACGCACCTCTGCCATAAAGGTAAATCCGTTGCCTGACGGAAAAATAACTTTAAAGCCATACGTGGTGTCATTGTCATAGGCACTGCGCAACGCGTTCTGGGCAGCATTGAGGTAAAAGTTGCCTGACATGGAAATCTCTGAAGCAGCACCAAGGCCGTTAATATTTTCCTGCTCAACAGAACACAGCGTGGTGACATCAATATCCTGCTTTTGTCCTGCAGTAAACTGCACCTCTTTGATTGTACAGCTCAGGCCAAGATAGCTGGCAGAATCCAGGGTTTCTGCTGTTACCGGTGCAGACGAAATCATAATTTTCGTCAGTTGCGAACGCTCAAAATTAGAGGACATACTCGTCTCCTGAAAATAAAAAACCCGCCAGCGGCGGGTGGGTAAAATCATTAACGACCTCAGGCTATTACCTGAAATTCAAGCGTGGCTCTGCTCAGACGGGAGTCAGGATCATACCCCTGCGTTTTAGAAATAACGGAGGGTGCCAGTTTCCTTACTGCATCAAGCGCCTGCTCACGAATATCATCTGCGTCATCAGGTACTGTCGCCCAGACATCGATCTGCACGGTAATTCTTGATTCAGCCTGACCATCAAGCACATCAGACGCCGTGTCAGACACCACAGAAAACACCAGCCACGGCGGAGATACCGCAGGCTTTCCCTCCGTCAGTGGGACCACATAAGGATAAACCTGTCCTCCGGCCAGTTGAGACAGCAGGGAATACAGTGTGGCCTCTCTCATTTACTTAAGACCTCATCAATAGCCTGATTCATTCGCTGTATGGCAATCCGTGCTGCCAGTTCCTCTGTCGTATCGAAAGCCGGGCGAATGAATGGATGCGCGGGCATGTTTATCGTTCCCAGCTCCACAAAGCGCCAGTAAAATGCATTTCGGGGATCGCTGGCTTTCATGCTGTTATCACTGTTTCCGGTTCGCAGGTTCCGTCCGCGAATGTGGACACCCGAGATAATTTCCCCCCGACGCTTTGAACGCTGAGTGAGAACAACCACATTTTTCTTCAGTTTCCCGGTTCGCTCCGGCGCACGTTCAACAACTGCATCCCGCATAACTTCAGCACCGGCACGGGTGGCATCGCGCAGAACCTTATTGTTTTCTGCCCTGCTGAGCGTCTCCAGATCCCGTGCAATATCCGCCAGGCCGGAAAAATCAAGACTGAAATCCATCACACATTCCCCTTCAGGCTGCAGAGTATTTCAAGCCGGGTAGCGCGTGCATCCGGTATTGGTGGACCTTCTATACCCAGAATGGCCCCTTTAAATGCACCGGTCAGCACTTTCAGACGTGAAATCGCTGTCACATCGCGCCGGAATCTCATCCAGACTCTGACCGTAGCCTGAGCGGTTTCTGCTCCACCTGAGATTATCTCCCTCCCGCTGATACCCTTAACTTCTGCCCATACGGTAGCTCCCTCCGTCACCGTCTCCACCGGATGCCCTGACGGAGAGCGGGCGGTGGTGACATTCAGAATAATTACGCGATCACGTAATCTGCCCGCCTGCATGTCTCCTCCTACAAAGGAATAAAACGATAAGGCTCCAGCAGAGAAGAAAAACCAAACGGGACTGGTGCCTTGCTGACATCTGAGGAATTTTCCCGGTTTTCGTACCAGTGCCCGACCAGCAACATGAGCGCCAGCAAAACATCATCAGCTATAAGCACCCCTTCAGGATCACCTTCCGGCACCGTCTCCTCATAAAGCTTACGGTTGATAAAATTTTCTGCCTTGCGGCAGGCAGCCCGGAAATACAGCATCAGTAACTCATCATCAGTTGCATCATCTGTATCAATACGGCACTGCGCCCTGAGTTTTTCCACTATTGCTGCCATCAGAAACTCCTGCCCGCAACACTGTGCGGGCATAAAAAAACCGCGTCGGCGCGGCCTGTAACTGAACAACGAGTGGTTATTTGCCAGTGAGCGCCTTGATGGCTGCCACATCTTCCAGCACACAGTCAAAACGATGGAAAGCCAGAAATGCCACCTGATCAAACTCAGCATAACGCTCAACCAGACGTTTCAGTTCCATATAAGTAACGCGGCGAATGATAAAGCGGTTGAAATCCCCCAGGAAAATGAATTTTTTTCCGGTACCAATCCCGTCAATAGCCTGATCAATAACATAAGGGATCCCCAGCACAGTAGCCGGCGTACCGCCTGCAATATCCGGCAGCCATAACGGGCGTTTCTGTCCATCCTCCATCTCTTCAATAGTCTGCAATGTGGCATCATTGAATGCCCAGCGGTATTTCGGCCCACCACGATATGCCGGATCAATGGCATGTTTCAGGGCATTCATTTCTTTCCAGGTGAAAGCGGCAGAGGCTGCAGTCTGGATGGTTCCCGTCACCGACGCTGCCAGCCCTTTTGGCTGTAACGGTGATCCCGTTCCGGTCCCCTGAACCAGATATTTTGCCTCTCCACGACCAATACGCTGGGCAATACGGTTTGCCAGATAAGATTCAATATCCACCCCACTGTCCTGGAGCAGCTCATTGGACACACGAATTATTTTTGATGACAGCTTTTTAGCCCCCAGAATAGCGGTCCCGAACGTCACATCCTGTTCCGTTGCGGCTGTATTTTCCGCCAGCAGTTCGCCCTCTTCAGTCGTGCCATCAGACGTTGACCAGGTGATATCCTGCCCGGTTGATGTGGTCAGAAGTTGCGCCACACTGGCAATCCCGCCATAAGCCTTCATGGTGTCAATGATTTTGTTACGCATCTGCGTGGGCACCGTATATCCGCCCTGAGAATCCGTTGTTACACTCTGAGCCCGCAGTTCACGCATCAGATTACGCTCTTCAGCATTCAGTTCTGCAAATCCGGCACGCAGAAAACGGTTAAATGCCGCAGCGCGCTTCTCTTCCGCCGCCTTTTTCCCGTTCTCCGCCTCATTATTCTGGCGCTCTTCCGGCCCGGACTCATCCACATATACCTGATCCTGACGGCGCAACTCTTCTTCACGGGCGATTTGCTCATCCAGCGCATCCAGCTCAGCTTTCGCCCTGTTCCACTCTGCCCGTTGCTCATCAGTCCATGCGTTATCACCAATTTTTTCATGCAGTGCACGCATATCCTTTGCAATGGTGTTTCGTTTTTGCTTCATCTCATGAAGTTTCATCGTCAGTAGTATCCTTATGCATTAAGAAGGGTCAAAAGGCGCTCACGCGCCATTCGTTCGTTAACAGCTTTCTTCAGCGCACCACTCGCCCGCGCTTCCTGCCAGGCTTTCATTGAGCGGACACCAGAGTCTGCGTCCTGATAGGCCGGATATGTCACCGGGCTGACGTCATACAGACGAGAAATGCGCGTGATTTCCCGGATAACAATCCCCTCGTCGTCTTCATACCAGCTCTCTCCGTCACGGGCGACACGAAACGCGAACGAGGACTGATTAATGTCACCACGCAACATTGGAGACAGCACCAGGTCACAAATAGTCGGAGTATCCGGTGCAACAATGTCATAACGTAAACCGCGTTCATCCACCGACAATGACAACGTGCCGGCAGAACTTCGTCCGAGAATGAAATTAGGATCATGATTAAACAAGCCACGTACATCATCATTCAGTACATCATCAAAAGCCCCCGGCTTGATGATTTCACGAAATCCCCACAGAGGTTCTGAACGACTGTTAAATACCGAGCCATACCCCAGAATGTGGGTCGGGGCATTATCATATTGTTCCGCCCGCACCTCCCCGCTGTAACAGCGCGTTTCACGGTCATTCATCGTTCTTTTCCTCTTTGCCTTTCGTATCTTTAAAGTTATTCAACGGATTTGCTGCATTTACGCTGACCAGCATTTCATCCAGACCGTCAACCGGGTTCATATCCTCAAATGCCCTGGCTTCATTCCGACTCATCCAGCCATCTGTAATGGCAAAGTGATAGAACTGCGCACGCTCCTGTGGGGTCCCACGGAGCAACCCCGTGAGGTTGAAACGAACGTAATACCCGGCAGCCCGTTCTGTACGGGTAAACAGGCGACGGTTAAGCTCCTGCTCCCAGTTCGCAACCCAGGGCATCATCGTGTAGCGAACAAACTGAATCGCCTGCTGCGTAATATTCGAAAATGTGGCTTTTTCCAGGTCATTAATCATGTGCGCCGGGACATTAAAAATCCCGGCAATCATCGACCGGTTCAGCTTGGTCATATCAATGATCTGAGCATCCACCGGAGAAACTGTCAGAGCGCGGTAATCCAGTTGCGCAGGCAGCAACATGGTTTTATTTTCCTGGCTGCGAAGCGCTGTCACCGCCCGCTGCCACATATTCTTGAGCCTGCTCCAACTCTGTTCGTTCAGTTCATTTTTCACAGAAATAATCCCGGCAGGACGGGCATTACCGTTAAAAAAAGCACTGGTATACTGCTGACCACTCATTCCCATACCAATGGTTTCAGCATGCTGCATGATCGGACTCAGTCCCATTTTCTGATTGTTTCCCAGCGCCCTGATATGGATCATGTCGTCCGGACTTACCGCAAATGCACCCTCTTCGTTATACACACCGTAGGTATGACGCCCTCCGGTGTTAAGTAACGTGGTTTCCCATGGCATACAGCATTCAAGACTGGTAACCTCGCCACGACGATTACGTTTCACCCACGTATAACCATTGCCCCACCCCAGCACATGACGCTGCTTCAGTTCCCGCCACTTATAGCTGGTCTGCCAGGCATTCGGTTCATCATGAACGAGCCAGAACAACGGGTGATCGCGTGCCGGCTGAACATGCTCATTCGTTTTTCGCATCACATGCAGGGGCATCTGAGCCACACTGGATGAAATAACATAAATACAGGCATAGACAGCAGCCAGCCTCATGGACGTTTCCGGACTGACATACACATCCCGGGCAAAAATATTATCCGTCTCAGCGGCCTCTCCGGTTACCGGAACCGAGGGATTTTCCAGAGGCTCACTGCGAAACAGAGCATCAAGAAGCATGTTTTCTCCTCATGGACACCACCAGTGCATAAAGCAGCAACAAACAGCCAGACAGCATCAGAGACGCTGGCAGACCTGCATACAGATAAACGCCAGCAGTGAGCAGACCGAAACCGATCAGCCCGGTCATATCAGTAATAAGCTGTTTCACAGAATTAACAGGTCCTCATCAGGATCAAGCGTGGACAGAAAGTCATTCACGCCCCCGCCATTTACCAGAAAGCGGCTCATGGCTGTAAAAAGCGCAACAGGGCCGTCGATTTTGGCTTCCGGCGTGGATTTATTCGGGAAGATGTTGTCGTTTTTGTCCGGTTTTACAGTAACGTTAGACATCATCCAGTTCATGACCGGATGATTGCTGTGATGGAAACGCCCGGCATAAACCAGTGATTCCGTTTCCTTCATGGCCTCTGACAGATTGCGGACCGTCTGCGGAACCTCCACCAGCGGTATCCCTTCTTCAGCCAGTGCCAGACTGAACTGCATTGCGCTCCACGGGTCAAATCCCAGTTCCCTGAGGTTTTCACCGCCAATCCATTCCAGTAAGTCACTTTTTATCTGAGCATGATCGATAACATCACCATCCGTCAGGATGAGCTTATCCATCTCCGCCCACTTCCGGTAAAGTTCTGCCTGCTGCCGCGAGCATCGTTCCAGCCGTCCTTCCGGAAGCCAGAATTTAAAATCAGCATGAACATGTCCGTTATCGGTTCGCCAGAGTTTTGCCGCCGCACAGATATCAATCTTATGAGCAAGGTCGACGCCGACCCACATGGGATATGTTTTCAGCTCATGTTGTGGAGCAATGTATTCGCACTTCTCCCACTTAATCATATCCATCCAGGCAGATTCGGCAGTGACCCACACATTCATGTGTTTGGTAAAAAAATTCACCCGCGCAGAGACCTGCTCCTTCGCTTTTTTCGCCAGACGACGCAGATCATCCCAGCGTTTACAGATGCCCAGGCCAGGATTCGCTTTCTGCCAGACCGTTTCATCAAACGGATCATCTCCCTCATCAAGCGTGTAAATGATCGCAAAGTAAGAGTCGTCTTTTACAGCGCCCTCCACGTCGCTGTTATAGCCTCGCAATACCTTGATGGCGTAATCACGCTGCTCGTAACAAATCCCTTCCTTGTTAAAGCCAGCCGTGGTGATACCAAATAACAGGGACTGCAGACGGGCACCGGTTGCCGTTTCCAGAACGTCCCACACGTCGCGGGTTTTATGTGCATGCAGCTCATCAATAATGGCGCAGTGGATGTTCAGACCGTCCAGGTTGTTTGCATCCGAGGAAAGCGGTTCAAATTTTGATGCGCTCTGCTCCTGGTAAATCGCCAGCTTGTTGAAATCAAACAACCGCCCGAGTGTCGACCGGGCTTTTCTGACCATATTTTTGGCGTCTTCAAACACAATTCTGGCCTGGTCACGCGTGGTTGCGGCTGAATACACCTCAGCCCCGCCTTCACCATCTGCCCCCGTCATATACAGACCGATACCCGATGACAGGGTTGATTTTGCGTTTTTACGGGCAACTTCGTTGTATGCTGTCCGGAACCGGCGCACCATCACCGGGCGTCCACTGCCATCGCTGCGCATGACAACTTCCCCGGTCTCTTCATTCACCAGCGGAATGACAAAACCAAAAATATTAATGAGGATAAACACATGCCAGTCCATCAACTCAATGGGCTGACCTGCCAGCGCCCCTTTCACATGGGGTACAAATTTGTAGAAATTAAGGATGTGCTGTGCACGGGGTTCACTGAAATAAATCCCCCGCTCTTCGCCGTACTTCAGATCATCAAGAAAACGCTGGCAGGCCAGACGGACAAATTCGCCAGCAACAATTTCTCCTGCAACAACACGTTCGGCGTAGCGGATCCCGTCAGCCACTTTTGCCATCAGTCTCTCGCTTTTAAAAGCTCTGCCAGCGGATCAACATCATCCGGTCCGGCGGTATTTACTTTCGCCCGGCTTGCCGGTGACATACCAAACTCTGCAAGCATCGCCCGAATCCGCTTCCAGGCATCAGCCTTCATCGCAGCAGCCGGGTGTGCCTTGATCAGCACATCGCCATTCTGCGTTTCCGTGCGGTAGGTATAACCCTCAACATCGAGTATTTCGCAGTGATGCCGGTATTCGGTGTAGGCTTCCACCAGTAACTCGAGCGCACGTGCATCGAGCTGAGAAATGATCCCTTCCGCATTCAGCTCTTCCGCCATTCGCCTGAACCAGTACTTCCCCTGCGCCCCTAAATGTTGCGGAATTTTAGGGAGACCTTTTTCATCCTTTTTAGCGGTTTTTTTGGAGTCTTTAACTGGCCGCTTTGAGGGGTTACCTCGTATCAAATGCAGGCGTGGCGGGGTTTTCGGGGGTCCAGACATAATCGATTTTACCTATCAATCATTTAATCACATTCCAAAAAAAAGTTTTCGAACCTGCGGCGATGCGAGGAAAGGTCAGGCGGCGGTACTGAGCAGCCAGGGTTGCAGAGATTTGACCTGCCCCCCCTACAGATGGGAACTGTTATCAATTGATGCGTTCGCGCGCTGTTTTTGCTTTATGACAGGGCCAGCACAGACTCTGCAGGTTACTGTCTGCATCCGTGCCACCATGAGCTTTCGGAATGATGTGGTCCACAGTTCTGGCTTCAACGGCTCTCCCATTGCGCAGGCAGTTCTGACACAGATGATTATCACGCTTCAGTATGCGCGCACGTATGGCATCCCATTTCGAGCCATAGCCACGCTGGTGGCGGCTCAGTCCGCGTTGATGCTGTACCCATCCTTCGCCACGATGTTTATCGCAGTAACCAGAACTGTCTGTGGTTGTACCTGCACATCCACGCTTACGGCAGGCGCGTGGGATTCGTGGGGGCATATGTACTCCAATGAAGAAGCCACCGACATAGCCTCCTCCATTCATAGTGAAACTATTTTCATCTACCCAGTAATGAATTCTTTGTAGAGTTGTGATCAATACAACTCACTAATGGAGAGGCTTGTCCAACACGTTGGACAAGTTTCCTGTTTGATTTACTGGACACTATAGAAGGACAGAATGCCTTCATCACTCGAATAACATCAATTAAGGAGGTTCAACATGTTTCATTCCACAAATCATCAGGCTGTAATTATGGCTGCATCAGCTTGTGCCACAGACCTTTTCCGCTTCACTTTGAGCCTGATTCATTTCTACCTGACCGGCTCGCCTCTATCTTTTTAATCCCCGCTTTATCCAAATTGCATTGCCAGAATGCCGACAACAGACTGACATTCAAATCCTGACTACCTCCGATAGGCTGAGCATCCACCTATATAGTTTTAATTTTCATCAATCCATTTAACTATCGTTTAATTGTTGTCACATAGGATTCTGCCGTTTTTAACAATGCAGGATAATAAGATGAAAAAAATGTTGTTTTCTGCCGCTCTGGCAATGCTTATTACAGGATGTGCTCAACAGACGTTTACTGTTGGAAACAAACCGACAGCAGTAACACCAAAGGAAACCATCACCCATCATTTCTTCGTTTCGGGAATTGGACAGGAGAAAACTGTTGATGCAGCCAAAATTTGTGGCGGCGCAGAAAATGTTGTTAAAACAGAAACCCAGCAAACATTCGTAAATGGATTTCTCGGTTTTATTACTTTAGGCATTTATACTCCACTGGAAGCGCGTGTGTATTGCTCACAATAATTGCATGAGTTGCCCATCGATATGGGCAGCTCTATCTGCACTGCTCATTAATATACTTCTGGGTTCCTTCCAGTTGTTTTTGCATAGTGATCAGCCTCTCTCTGAGGGTGAAATAATCCCGTTCAGCGGTGTCTGCCAGTCGGGGGCTGGTTGCATTATCCACGCCGGAGGCGGTGGTGGCTTCACGCACTGACTGACAGACTGCTTTGATGTGCAACCGACGACGACCAGCGGCAACATCAGCGCGCAGAGTTTCATTTTCAGCTTTCGCATTGGCTAATTCTCTCGAGTACTTTGCATCGAGTGCAGCAACATCACGCTGACGCTGCTGCATGTCAGCGATGGTGGCGATCGACTGCTTCAGCTCACTGACTTTTTTATCACGCTGTTCTTTGTAGGCGATGGCGTTATCACGGTAATGATTGACCGCCCACGACAGGCAGACGATGATGCAGATAACCAAAGCATAAATAATCGCGGCGACTCTGCTCACTGTTCTATCCCCCAACAGGCTAATGCGCTTTCCTGGTCACGACGAATAACCTGTCCATAGCAGTTATTTGAACGTATGCGGCAATCGCGCCCACCATCTTTTATCCACCAGCGAATCGCCTCGCATGCGCCCTTACGATCACCGGCATTCAGCCGCTTATAAAACGTCGACGGGAAACACTTACCGGGGCCAATGTTATAGGGACAGAATGACGCTATACCCGCTTTTTGTGGTTCGGTCAGTGGTACTTTAATATTGCGCTCCACCCATGCCAGCGCCTTATCACGCTCAATGGCGTTGACCTGGTCGCATTTTTCCTTCGACAGTTTCATACCGGGAAAAACGGGTTTTCCATCCACCATCGTGGCACCCCGACAGATGGTCCAGATGCCGGACCCATCGCGGTATGCCGTTGTGTGGTTACCTTCTTTTTCATCCAGAAACTGGTCGAGAATATCAGGCGCGGGCGCACCGACGGCAATCAGTGCCAGAACGGCAGCCGACAGGCCGTATCTGATTTTTGCGTTCATGGATATTTATCAGGATTTATCGGTTTCTGCCCACGGACAGGTTTATCTGTTCCGGTCAGTGACTTAAGGTTGTGATTCCGGAGGAGTCTTCAGAGAACCAGTAATTCTTCCCGGTAGCTTTCCTTTGTAGGTTATCCATACATTCTGCGCCTCTAAAATTACGGGGCGCTTTTCCGGCGACTGCTCATCCCCTTCACATAACCCGGCAGCAACATCCAGGAAGACCTGTCTGATGCTCCTTCTGGCTGCTGCCTCATAAAACTCCAGCGCGGCACCTTCAACACGGTCCAGCGAGATGTCCAGGTCAAAAATTTCACCGTCAAAGCGTTTTTTGTCCCGTAACGCTAAAGTTACCGTAACTTTATTCTCAAAATTGCGGATCCCTTTCACAATCAGTTCATAGTTTTGAGTCATTGAATTACTCTCCCCGTGCAGCCTTACGCTTGTCTTCTCTGATTTTGAAGTACAGATTTGTCAGATAAGTCAGGAAGCCCAGAACCAGACTCCCCAGCACACCAATCGCAGCCCACTGTGACGGACTGACCTGATCAAGCCACTGTAAAAACCAGTAGCCAGCACTGCCTGCGGAGGTGCCATAGGCAATGCCCGTTGAAATTTTGTCCATGGATTTCATAGCCTCACCTCCGCAAATAACGGATGGCGTAGTTTTACACTGAGAAATGAAAGGGATTTGAAAAGAAAAGCCCGCAAAAGCGGGCGAAACAATATATACAGTAAGGAAAGCACTCTATCCAACAAACCACCCACAGTTAATCGGAATAAAAGCAGAGTGCTTATGAATGATCGCCTGCCCGAAGGTTAGTATTTCTGCACAGCAATTTTGCAAAAAAAAGCGATCATTCATAACTTAAACGTCTTTCAGTCACTCCGGGATTTCCCATCATCGCAGACTGAAAGACTCTAACTGGAGCGGGCAGCGGGAATCGAACCCGCATCATCAGCTTGGAAGGCTGAGGTAATAGCCATTATGCGATGCCTGCATATGGTGCCGACTACCGGAATCGAACTGGTGACCTACTGATTACAAGTCAGTTGCTCTACCTACTGAGCTAAGTCGGCACTGGACCGCCACCGGGGACTCGAACCTCGCACACTCAACTTAAAGGGTTGACGCTCTTTCCTGATGAACTGGTGACGGTTGGTGGCCCTTGCTGGATTTGAACCAGCGACCTGGCGATTATGAGTCGCTCGCTCTCACCACTGAGCTAAAGGGCCGGGCGCAGGATAATAACGTTACGAAATAAATGTTGCAAGCATTCAAGAATCACCTGGTTAAAAATTACCCTTACTTCCTCCACCAGCGCATTCACCATTTCTATCCGAGATAAGTGGCACAAAAAAACCCGCTTGTGGGCGGGTTTTGTTTGCTTTTGCCATCACGTACAAAATCGGCAAAATATCAGATTTGCATGAAATATATGCCTTTCAATCTACTTTTGCAACACTTTGCTTTGAAAATGCCGCCTTTTGTTTTGAACGTGTTCTCATTACAAACAATAAAGCCTCACTATCCAGTCGGTGAAAAATGTGTTTCATTGCAACCCAGTGACGAGTAAATGTTTTGGACCAGTTTTTAGTTGTCACTCCCGCCAGTAATGCCAGCTCCTGGTATTCATAACCTTCCCCACCAAAAAGTTCTGCTTTTACTGCCTGCGCCGCCAGCCAGATTAATTTTTTCAGGCGTTCCTGCGTTTTCCCTGCAATTTTTCTGGTACCGGATTGAGTATTAAATTCATTCCACGCCCACTGTGTTATCGCGATCTGATATTCCCAACAAATACTCCCGCTGTAACTCCACAACAACCAGGCTTTATGATGTTCTTCAAGAGACAGAACAGCCCGCCGCCACGATGATGTCGAAAACTCAACCGGACTGACCAGAGGAATTGACGTCCCCTTCGCCAGCGATTGTTTCCCCGGGATTGGTGGATTATCCCGCGTAATCATTTTTCCGGTCACTTCATCTCGGTACCGGATTTTTTTACGCCTGTAACGCCCTGTATCGAACATGGCATTCTCCTGCCAGGCTTCAAGCTGACCTTTTGTTGCCCCACTCAAATCAGCGGTGGCGATAATGAGCTGCTCACGCACAAACTGTAAATACTGGTTATTCATGCGCACTCCAGTTCTGTGATTTTTATCCCCAGCCGCCCACCAGGAACGAGCTGACCGCGCACAATATTGATTTCATCAAACTGCTCGTCGTCTATAAGTAGTCCGGCATGCGTCAGCGCATCCAGTGGTGCCTTCAGGATATTGTCCAGGTCGCGGCGGCGCTTATCCGGTGGCTCTGCAATAATCTTTATCGCCAGCCTTCCGGACAGGTTTAATTTCAGCCGCTGCTGGCGAACAATAAGCGCCACAGCCCGGCGATAACGCTTTCCCTCCTCCGAGATAAAATATGTGCTGCCACGGCGTCGCCAGTAAGTATTCACCGTCGGTGGGTAAGGTAAAACCAAATCTATGGGCATCAGTCACCTCGTTTACCCGAGCACGCCAGTTGCAAAGGCGTGATCAAGAAAATGAAAAATTAACTCAACCTGGGACCCGTACTTTTTCTCAAACTCCAGCGGGTCAGCATGAAGTTCGTTGTGGTGCTCCCGGCACAACGGTAGTGTGAAAATATCGTGGGATTTTGTCCCCATTCCGCCCTGCCCATGGCCAATCAGGTGATGCGGATCATCAGCTGGCTTTCCACAGCATGCACACGGCTGCGTCTTAACCCAGCGCGTGAACTTTTCATTAACCCAGCGACGACGTTTAGGCCGTTTCATGAAAGATTCCGGGGACTCCGGATCAACGGCGATGCTTACTACCGTCTTTTCCTGTGGTGGATTTTGTTGCTGGTGGACGTGAGGTGGCAGCGCAATATTTTTTGTGCGCTGCTTCAGTATGCTGGGGGCTGTCTGTTCTCCCGGTACGATGTCGCTCTCACTATATACGGAGCGGATTTTTTCCACCGGTAATCCCAGTGAACGACGCAATACAGACTCCGGAAGCGCATCAGCCACCTGATTGCAGACCGCCCACCAGGATAATTCGGCCAGCGATAACTCCCTCTCCTGCGTACCGCTGATTGCGTGACGGATGACGTCAATCATCCATGCTGACAGGTTTTGATGAGCAAGTTGCTCGAGTGATTCGGATGTCTGGTCACGCAGCTGGTTGTCGCAGTGCCAGCACAACACCATTGCGCCGGTACCATAACGGTGAATGACGGTTTCGCTGTGATGATAATCGCCGTGTGGCCACTGGCAGGATTTAATATGGCGCAACAGCCAGTCAGACAATGCACCAGCACTACCAGCAGCACGAATTACCCGTGCATTACTGAAAAACGGCAGCAATGTTTTGTCTTCCACCAGCGGCTGGCGAACGGCAGGAACGACCCCGGACGGCAGATTACGCATGCTTTTCGGTTCCGGCTCCACCAGTACCCGGGTATTGTGGAATACCGGCATGGATTCACGGCCCGGCTTAACGACCACCAGCCCGAGTTCCGGTACCAGAACAGGTCGAAGTAATACCCGCACGTTACCTCCAGATGCGTTGCTGGAATGTGCGGGACGGACGCGGTGGGCGTTCGGAGTAAGGAAGCCTGACGGAGATTATCCAGTGACGATAATCGAGGCTGAGGGCTTTCTTAATCTCGTATCCGTATCTGCGGTAGCATTGAATTAGCCACTCGGCCTGTTCTTCAGTGCATGGGGCATGCTGGAACCAGTCAGATTTGAAAGTGCGGGAACGCCGCCCGTGCCTGCTGGCAAAGACGGCAGAATCATCAGAATTGTGTAATTTGGTATCGTGCGCCATCGGTTGTCTCTGCTGGCGCAGCAGGTGCCAGTTGTTCAGGCTGGCGTGCGAATTGTAAACCAGAATGCCAGGAAAAAACAAAACCCGCCGAAGCGGGTTAAGTGCGGGTGCGTTGAGGATGCCTGACTCATCAGAGGTGGCGAGGGATTTCTCCCTCGCCTGGTCTCTTACTCCTCAGGTTCGTAAGCTGTGAAGACAGCGACCTCCGTCTGGCCGGTTCGGATTCGTACCTCGCAGAGGTCTTTCCTCGTTACCAGTGCCGTCACTATGACGGTTAAACAGATGACGATCAGGGCGATTAACATCGCCTTTTGCTGCTTCATAGCCTGCTTCTCCTTGCCTTTCGGCACGTAAGAGGCTAACCTAGATTTGCCGTTCATAGATTGAGCCTCAGATTAATGTTAAGCGTCTTGCAGGACGCGTAATGTTAACTGGGGCTTTTCTCTATCTGCCTTTGGTGTTCATGCCTGAGACAGATAGCCTCAAGCACCCGCAGTAATTTTACATAAAGGTTATGGTTCCTTTCAATAACTCAACAATTTCCCATCTAAATACTACTCATATAGTCATATAGGCTGGCGATAATTTAAAGATAAGACTCTCTCTTTTTCTCCACCACATAATGCATTACCAACGCAAAAGTTACCATGGTAATTATATCTTAACGAAAAATACCCCACGAACATATTCTACTCAACAAAAAATTTTGCGTACGCATTATTCTTTGTAGTATCTTAAGTATGTAATTATTTTTTACAGGAAATTTTTGCAATGGCTAGCAAGCGCTTTTTCTTCGATTTTTATCAATGTCACACTATAAGCACTGATACAAATGCAGGAGTTAATTCACCTGAAGCTGTTTTTTCAAAAATTTTTGAGTCATACAGCGAAGGCCGAGACAAAACTGTACGTAAAATAGGAAATAAACTAGTTGAAATGCGCTTCATGGAAAGAACCGACTATGGTTTCAGGGGAGTTATAGGAAAACACAGAACCAATAATCTCCCTCATGTTGCTGTAGCCGGAGGTGAAGAAAGAGAAATTAAACTTGAAATCAATGAAAACTTATTAGAAAAAGCTTATTTTCATTTTTATACCCAAGACTCAGTTTTAATAATTCAACGAAACAGACTCTGTTATGGCTGGTTGCTATTAAGTAAATATCTTTCCAACAGTTCACAAAATACAACTGTTAATCCCATCATTCAGACCAGTAGTTTAAAGTGGTTGATGCGTAATGAAGTTCGAATCAAAACTCTAGAAATCGGTATCGCTCGGCCAAAGAATGTGCAACTATATGAGGATGTTGAACATAACTTCAACAATGCATTGATAGCCACTCTAAATGGTACTAATTCTGCCAAAGTAAATCTTACATTACGTGGGGATAGTCGTTCTGAAGATCCTGAATCTCGCTATCTAGGTTCTCAACTAAAAAGAGCCTTTAAAGAAACACTAGAGACTTTTGAGGTTGAAAAACTTAAACTAGAAACCCAAGACATTGAGACCGGTGTACAGCATCCTATCGATCTTGTAGCAGACAAATTAGTCTACTACACAGATGTTGAACTTGGAGGTAGGTATCCATTAGTTGGCAGCATTTGGAGCGCCTTAACTCTTGCAAAAGATAGTAAAGATGATGAATTGAAGGCATACTTTGGAGTAGCCAATCAAAGAGTTGATTAATTTTGGAGCGATGGTATGAAAAAGGGGAAATTGATAACTTTGTACAGTTATGGTTATAATTTAGCCTCTGTTGTTTTTTGTATCATCGCATGGCCTCTTTCTGCAAAGCTAAATTTTGCACAAATTCAGCCAATCGCTTCGGCCGTTTCTACATTTTCTGGGATATTATTTGGCTTTGTTTTAGGTTCGCTTACCTTGATTGCTTCAGCTAGAGATAATACGCTAATTAGAAATATAGGAAAAACTGGTTATTTGAAAAAACTGACCGAAGAAATGCACTCCACTATGGGATGGTTACTATCAGTTTGTATTATTTTTATCATTTTATTATTTTTCCCTGATACACTAAAGTTTAAATTCCCACTAGTAAAAGATGCCGACGAGCACACATATGCCCAACTATTACTCCAAGTGGGAATTTTTTTCCTGCTTATTACATTTAAAAAATTTTATACTACCTGGTCGCGTCTAAAAGACATAACAAGGCTCATGTGATATATCTATAATTGCACATAAAAAGACAATCCTAACAATACTCCCATTGTAAGTTGTATATTCTTTCTTATTGTTCCATCTGAACATTTGTACCTTCGTGCTATTGTACGCAAAGATATACCTATAACAAAATGAGCGATAATTAACTCATAGTCATCTATTCTATATTGTTTAAGCTTCAACATGCAGGTATCAATCATACGACCTTCATCGTTGCCACACTGACGGCGTAATTTCTTACCATGAGGTACTACATCTTTATATTTATCAGCCACTTGCTGCCAGTTGATAGAACTATTTCCAGCTGCAGCCCAAGCCCCCCAACTGTCCAAAATATCATATATATTAGCATTGCTATCCACCTTTTTTTTATATTCTTTTTTGAGGCAACCAAGAAGCATCCTGGCCATCGTTATTATTTCTATACTTGTAACTGATTCATAAGCATCAGGAGAAATAATCCTCCCATCACTTAATGCCCTTTCACTAAGATTTGCTATTTCCAATAATCGTTCTTTAGTTATTTCCATTATTATCTCCACCGCCCTTTCGGGCGGCCTCCTGATGTTCTGAGGGTGCAGAAATCCCTCCGGTTAAGGATTAAATTTTATTTACAGTGCTGGATTTAATTATTCAGATTTGGATTATGCTTTCTCTTCACTCCGGTATACAAGAATTACAACGTCACCTCTGCTAATCACGCGAGCTGGCTCTCCTGGTTCTATACTGTCAATATCGAAGGTCTCAAAAAACGCATTCATTGCCTTCTGCCGCTGCGTCTGTTTACAGCGTTTATTCCATTCTTTCAGTAACATCAGTGACAGCCACCGCCATGAGCAGAACATGATGTAGCACCAACCAAGAAGCGCCATCCCCGTATTGAGGGCCGTACCAATCGTCATTGTTGCGTCGATATTCACTGTACCTCCTCCTGGAAAATAACTGCATGCCCCAGTTTCTCCGCCAGCGCCAGTTCTGCCTTAGCACCTGCTGACCGCTGCCAGCCTTTCAGCATGTAAATCGCATCCACACAACGAATCATTGCCATGCAAATATCCATGTAGTGCGGCTGTGTCAGCCCATCCGGAAGCACAGCCGGATTTAAAACGGTATGCCCTTCCCGTTTCAGTTCCTCTTCCGCATTGTGAAACGCCTCACGGTTGAAATTTTTATACCCGGTCATTGGACCGGCGATATAGACTCTCACTCTCACGCCATCACCTCCTGAAAATTACCCTGATAAAACGCCAGCACTCGCTGCATAACCTCACTCTTCCGGCACTCGCGACAGATTATGTTCTGACGCCTGTCGTAGCGACGTATTTCTCCGTCAGGTAATGACCAGATAAGGTCCGGATCAACCGCAGATGGTTTCTTCAGCTTTGCCCTTGAGAGCTTTTTACGGGCATTTTGCCAGTCCTTACGTGCCTGTTCAGACGGGAATAACCCGTAACCAGAGTTGCATACATCGCCGCTGGCAACCAGCTCTCTTGCGAGAACGCTCATCAGATATCTTGTCGCACCTGTCTTGACTTCCAGTTGCCGTAACGTCTCACGCCCACTCTGGCGTACGAGTTCAACAACCTGTCCTTTAATTTTTTCCCGCTCTTCTTGTGTAAAAACTTTTGCCACAAGCCCTCCTGAAAATTACCTCATGACCAGAAATTAACACTTACCCCCTGAAGCCCGGCGGAATTTCGTTATCCGGTTCAGAAATATGATTCACACAACGCTGGTTGTTCGTGCCGCTTACCGGGAGCAACCAGGGGTTCTCAAAATTCCGGTCCGGTCCAAAAAACGTCGTCGCTCGCTGAACAAATTCCGTTCCCGTTTTCCCGGTAGCCGCCAAGTATCTTGCGTAACGCCTCACGCCATCCAGCATGGCCTCTGGTGGCACCCCCTCGCGTAATCTGGCCTTCCAGGCACTGAAAGCGGATTTCTTCGGGTTTGCCCCAGCACGCAACGGGTACTCCCGCCAGACCTGTTCGAACACATCCGGATAATCCACTCGTCCCACAGACTGCCCGGTGTTTTCCGGGACTACCCGATCGGCTTCCCGCTGAATGGCGGAATCGGCTTCGGGCTGCTGCAGTTGGTGTGATTGCTCCGGCCTTGCGGTCATCACCTGCTGCACAGCGCCCGAATCGGCTTTCAGCGCATACGCTGAATCGGCTTCCGGTGTCGTGCCTGCTGGCTGACCAAGATTGACGGTCTGAACATCCCCTGCCTGGTTCGTGGCGTTTTTTACGCCATGGACCATAGTGTTTTGATCTTCTTGATCTGTATCTTTATCTGTATCTTTATCTGTCGTGACTCGTCGTGACATGTGCGTGACATTTCGTGACGCGCCGTGACAATCGCCATTTTGTTCCCGCTTTCTTTCCCTCTCTCGCTGCGCCCTCTTGCGCTCTGCAGGAGATTTTGCGGTTTGCGAAATATTGCCGTTGTCCTCTTTCAGCACCTGGCGTTTTTCCCATCCAGTGATTAAATCACCATCAAGTACCCGCCCCTGCATCGTCTGCAAAATTGAATCAATTACCTCTTCTGTCACGTCGAGCGCACTTGCCAAATCTTCTGTCGTGACATCAATGTGACCTCGCGTGACATTTCGTGACGCGCTCACCAGGAGGTGGATATACACTGCCATCACTGTTGCAATTGGCTGCCCTGACACCCTGGCAATTGTTCGCCACTTAGGGTCATTTGGCATGTCATGCCATAATCTGAGCCAGGCGTTAGCCATACTCACCTCTTCTGATACCGAATCTTTTTACTCACGAGTTGCCGGAAGCGATTCGATATGGCTATTGTCAGTCAATGTACTGCCACAGCATTTCCTGCCGGGCCACCACGGTTCATCTGATTGAAACCGGCGATTGCCACTGCGACAAAATCATCAGCGTCTCTCACCAGTCGCTCCCGCGTCTCCACCAGCTCCCGAAAATAAGCTGAACTGTGGCTGCGCATTCTGGCCACCAGCAAAGGTGGCATTGCCTTTTCGATCGCTGGTAACAACGCCTGAATTTTTTCAACTGCATCAGGGGTGTCTTTCTCTACCCAGCGGAAAATTTTCTGGGTATTGCGAGCCAGGGCTTCCGGATGGCTGTCGTCATACAGTTCCGGGAACGTCATTCCCAGCTCGAAATACGCTTTGGTAATTTTCGCAGCCGGTACTTTTTCGCCGTCCGGATGCGCCCAGGCATTCATCGCCATGCGGATGTGTTCATGCTTGATTTTCATGAATCCCCCCTTGGTTAGAAGGCGGATTATGATCAGAACCGGGAATGACAACCGTCGGTATGTGTAACTCATATTTGAGCGCCCCGGCAGTGACTGCCTGAATTAGCAACGCCCATTTCCACGGAACCTCTTCCCCCCACATGCTGACTGTGGTTTTTGACGTTCCTAGAGCTGCGGCTGTTTTAACAACTCCGCCAAAATAGCCTAATACTTCTGATTTTTTCATGAGTCGCTCCATAAAACTGAACGTCAAAAGTTTAATAATCAAAACCAAAGAAAGTCAAGAAACAAAACCATCTGTGTTTTAAAATCAAAACATGAGCAAGCAAACTATATCTGAACGCATAACCCAACGTATGCATGCGCTAAACCTGAAAGGCAAAGACCTTGTCAATGGCACTGGCGCATCAAAAGGCTCCGTAAGTCAATGGATGAACGGTGGAGGAGCGCCGTCCTCGCGTTACATAAGTTCACTGGCAAAAATATTGAAAGTAAACGAAAATTGGCTTCTTAATGGAGGAGAGTTAAATACAGGTGATTCGCTTGATCTATCTTTACCGCCGATAAAAACGGTTCCGCTACTATCACTTCAGCAGGCAGCAAGCTGGAGTGATTATATGAAAAATTCCTCAATAACCTCTTGTGTGCAGCTTGTCGGAGAAATCCCGGTCAATACCTTTGCAGTTGTTCTAGAGAGTGACAGTATGTCAACATCTGGTGGGGGAGTTTCCATCCCAAATGGTTCAACAGTTTTTGTTGATCCCGATCGAACCGTACAACCAGGAAATATTGTCCTTGCCTTACCCAAAGGGACCACAACACCTGTCATTCGTAAACTGGAGATAGAAGGGCCGGATATTCTTTTAGTCCCCACGAATCCTCGCTACCCTTCAATTATGCTGGATGATCTATCTTGCATATTGGGCGTATGCTTTAAAATTCAACAAGATATTTAACCAACCTCATCTATTTGATTAACTGTATGCCATCGTGGTGATGGCTTAACAGCTGCCTGCTTAAAATGTTTTGATAAAAAAACATTGACCTGAAAAGTTCGTTTTTCTAAACTTCATTCATTCCCTCACCCCATCCTACAGAATGCAGGGCAATACTTCGAGTTACCAGGCAGTGGTCAGGGGTTAAGTAGCCAGCCCGAGGCGTAAGAACATGACGGCAGGGTTCAACTTTAATAACTATGCAGCAGGTTTTTGTTCCGCTACCCCGGCGTTAAGGGGAAATGAGGTCAGCATGGATACTATCGATCTTGGCAACAACGAATCTCTGGTGTACGGCGTGTTTCCAAACCAGGACGGCACCTTCACCGCAATGACGTATACAAAAAGCAAAACGTTTAAAACCGAAAATGGTGCCCGTCGCTGGCTGGAAAGAAACTCAGGTGAGTGATATGGATTTTGACACAATCATGGAAAAGG